GCCGTTCCCGGTATGCTTATTGTTTTGCTAAAAGAAGTATTGCGACTACCGAACTCGCTTACGTCATCAATAGCGTAAGTAAACTCGGTAGATATATCTTGCAATAAATCAATCTTCTGTTCCTCGATGTATATTTCTGTGCTAATCATTATCTGAATTGGCTTGTTAAGTATTTACCTACTTCTATTTCAATCTCAAAGTTAAATAGTTTATCTGCACTTTCTAACTTATACTCGTAATTGCTTGTACTTATGGTAACAGGGAAGTAAGCACCAAGAACCTCCATATATACAATAGGAGACGATACAAGCTGAGCCAACCAAGAATAATCTTGTTCGCTAACCCAATCAGAAGTAAGCTTATATTTATCCTTATGCTGAATAGCATAGTTGAAAGTTGTTTCGTTATATCTGTTGTATCCATCTATATTTGTCATTTGCCCACCTACAAGCTGATAATCGCTGCGTCTGTATGATGCTCTTTGGTATTCGCTTGACCTTCTATTTACAAGGGCAAACTTCTTTGTGTCCCAACCGCCTAATCTATTAAGGAACTCCAAGTTAAATTGTTGGTATTTAGGATAGCACTTATGTCTTATCTTAATAACTCTTGTCTTTGCTATGCCTCTTTTTAAATAGAAATTATAGCCGTAAGTATTCTCGTTGATTATAGTTCCAGATGCCCAATCGTTTATGTGTCCTGCTTGTAGGTTAAACATATTAAATTGTCCGTTCAATGTTATGTTACCCGATACTGTATTAGTAACTGCTTCATTTTGTCCTACTACTTCAACCCAAGCAGAATAACCGCCTGTTGCTATGCGTAAGAAGGTAATGTAAAAGTTATCTCCGTATTCAAGCGTAATGTCATCGGTATCACGCTCGGTCAAAAAGTCATCGGTAAAGTTTTCCAATAGTAAATTATCGTAATAATCCGATAGCACTAAAGGTGTTTTGTTCTTAGTTAAGAACACATCGGCAAACAATGGCGGTACGAAGTTGTAGGCTGAGAAGTTGCCCGAAGCTAAGTTAGTAGTTGTAACACCGCTTACCTCTTCTCCCACTCTTAATTGATAATCTACTTTTATCTTGTCGTTTGAAGCTACAAGTATTGAGTTACCCGAAGGCTCAAAGTAATTAGTTACAAAGCTTCTAACCATTGGAGATGCGTTAAACACCCCGTAGCTACCTTCTGCACTTGGCGAAGGGAATACCTTTGACCTAATTACTTGGCTACCATTGATATATACGTCATACACAAACTTAAAGTTTGTAGTTCCGCTATTGGTAGAACTTGAAACAAACCAAAGGTTATCGTGCATTGACGAATATGGTGCAGGACTACTTGTTATTGTAATTGCCATTATTTATTATCTTTTATTTCTTTTGATATTTTAGCAGATGCCTTAACTGCGTAATCGCCTAATAAAGCATAGGCTACATCTTGCGTAAATTTATTATTGAATACCTGTGCAATAGCATTGTCAAAGTATTTAGTTTGTTCTATACCCTTCTTTTTAATAGACGAAGATATTGCATAAGCTAACCTTTTCTTATTGGTAGCATCGCTTACTACCTTTTTTAATGATTGTCTTTTGGTTTCCGTCTTGTCTATTTCTCCCTTTTTGTTAGTAGCTACGCTATCAGTCCTAACGCTTTTCCTTGCCTTGTTAAGCCAAGTAAATATATTAGCTGCCATTTTCCTATTAGGATAAGGACTTTTAAAAGAGTAAGGAGTATTGCTTGGACTTCCGCTATCGTAACCTTTAACCCCTTGGTTAATAAAATCAAAGTATTCCATTTGTTTGCTTCCTAAAGGGTAGCCTAAATTCAAAGTGTATTGATTGCCAAACTTAGTAATAACGGGTTGCGAAGGCTCGGCTAATAAACCAGAACTTATAGAGCCTGACTTTTCGAGGTTGTCTTGGATAGCATCGTTAAAGGCTATGCCATATTCGTAAAGTACCTTTTCAAGTAATGGCAGTTCGTCTTTCTTAACAACGTTATAGTCGCCCCCTTTAATCTTATTAAAGAAGCCTTCCCTTAAAGCCTGTAATTGATTTCTACTAATACTCACGCTAATAAATATAAGGAAGGTCTAAAAATAACTAACCCCACCAAAATTGGCAGGGTGTGTCTGGGGTCTTGGGGGTCTTATTTTATCTTCCTAATGGCTTCGGAATCAAAATCCGATTTGGCTTTTAAGTACGATAAGCTATTTAAGTAATGTATTATTTTAAGTTCGTAAGCATCTTGCAAAGGTATGGCTTCGTACTCCGATACTATTTTGGTACAGTATTGCCACCCAAAATACTCCATAAAATTGCTGCCACCTTTTGTGCCTTGTCCTGTTCCATATTCTCCTTTATTAGGCTCTTCTCCAAAAAGTCCTGGGTAATTGGAATCCAATCGTTGAATACTTGATAAAAAAAAACAACCGAATAATAAACCTCTTTGAAATTGGCAAACAAAAAGTCGTTAGCATACTCTTGGTGCTTGTCAGAATCGTAAGGTAAGTCCACAAATTTAAGCCACTTCCTTTCTTGTGGTATGGTTACCGATGCAGCTACCTTATGTAAGTTTGGTATTAAGTCCTTACAGAAGTACTTGCTCTCTATATACCTTGCTGCGTTAATGTCTTTTGCATCTTGGATAAACCTATAATATTTTCCATTGGCTTTTACCCTTTGGATAGGTGTACCCTCGTAGTTATCTTTAAGGAATATAATCTCCGACCTATATTTATTTAGCTTGTCTTTAGGTAGGTTAAGAACTTGATTGTCCGTAAGGTTATTGACTATGCCTACTAACTTGCACTCTAATTCAAACTCCGACATATCTTCCGGTGGGTTTGTCATTAAAGGGTGCATTTGTTGGTACTGCCATACCGATATTTTATTCCAACTCATAATTTTTCAATTTCTCGACGTACTTCATACCAATAGCCTGATAGTATGCCTTCGTTAAATTTATCGTTTCTTATTTCGTCTACTGCTATTATGGCGCATTCTTTAGCGCATTCATAATTTATATTATTAAATTCATAGTATTTATCTACTAAATCTTCTGCCTTTTCTTTAGGTAACATTTGCGTAGTTTTAACATTAGTTCATAAGCAAGATGCCCACCTATGTAAGCTAACGCTGCCAAAGGTAAGCAAATTGCAAAGAAGTACAATATTTTAATTATTTTAATGATACGGATACACTTGTTGTGCTACTCTTGGCAGGTGGGTAAACCTTTGTAACCTCGCCCGTAACTCCGTTAATAATATCAAGTCCAGAATGCGGTACTTTCTTTAGGAACTCTTCCATATCCTTTTTGGCTTTAGCTGCGCTATTGTACTCGGTCATTATTTCCTCGTAAGCAGGACTTTCGCATTTGCTAAAGTCATACTTAACCCCTACTTCTCTAATGTTAAACTTAGCGCTCATATACTCAAAGTCCTTGCCATTAAGTACGGCTGCTTGTAATACGGCATCTTTGTAGTCCTTGTTTGCCTTTAGTGTTTCAAGCATATCCTCTAAGGCTTTAACCTGTAGATGTGTTTTTAACGGGTCAAGTTCCCCTGCGTTTAAGCGTTCAATTAATTGGTAGGTAAACTCAGTCCTTTGTTCTTTTGTTGTTTCAAAGATTTGTTGTAATTCCATTTTATATTGTTTCGGGTTTGTAATTATCTATGTCAAAAAAGCCGATTTTTGACTTATGTTCTGGACTTCTCATTCTACGCTTTGCAGGTTCGTAACCCTTCTCGTTGCAGTAGGTAAGTATCTCCAGATAGGTCGCATCAATGTTAGACATCATAATGCTGATAGGCTCACTTGCGTAATACTTGTCTATATATTCTTTTGTGCTTTGGTTCATTGTGTTTAATTGTGTAGTCAAATAATGCTGCTATTACAAAACCTGTTGCAATTAGCAGAAAACAGATAGCGTAAATCATTTTGAGTAGATGTCTTGTAATTGCCCAATAAGGTAACAAGCTACTAAAAATACGGCTAAAAGTTGTGCGGTTTCTTTTTTCATTGTGTTTTGTGTTTGTGGTTAATTGATATATCAAATATACAACCTTTACACATTCAACATACAAATGAGCAAACTTTTTTTTAAAATTTTTATGAGCGGTAAATATCAAGGATAAGCGGTTAAAGGAAAGCGTACCTGCCCGTGCCACGTTTAAGGCTGAAGTTCTGCCAAGCCAAAGCCAAAGCCATTACGGCATCATCGTGAAAGCCTGAAGGTGCTGAGTACTTTACCCCCGTTGCCGTGTACTGATACTCAAATACTTCTAACTCCTGGCTTATTATCCCCTCAGGGTAGCCTATCTTTCCTTGATGTATCGCAGCCTGTAAGCCTTCCATTAGTTGCTGCTTACTTGAACTTGTGAATTTTAAGCCTTGTATCATTACCCCTTCTCTTTGTAAGTCCTCGAGGATAGGGTCGCCAACCCCTGTAGAATCGACAAGGATAGGGCATTTAGGCAGCCTAAGGATAGTTTGCTTGGTATTGTGCCAATCCATTTGGAAGCGGTCAAAATAAGCCACGTTTCCGTCTTCGTCTAAACCTACAATAACTGTCCAATCGACCGACTTAGCTAAGTCAATCCCGTAAGCTACTACGGGCATTGTAGTAACAGGGTGTAAGCACTTGCGTATATGTTGGCTACCAAAAGGGTTTGCTGCGTTCTCAGCCGGGTTTGCCATATACTCCTGCTCAAATACAACCTCTGGCAGTTGCTTCCTTGCATCGTCTATTTCGTTCGGGTCAATGTAAGGGTTATCGTATGTAGTAAACTTAAAGCTTTGCCAATCGGGTTCGGCTTTGCTAAATAAACTAAAGAAGTAGTTTTTACCTTTAGGGGTGCTTAAGAATATAGCCTTACCCTTGTAGTCCGTTAAGGTAGGTCTTATCGAGTTGAGCCACCCGTCTTCTAAGTTAGGTATAAAGGAAGCCTCATCTACTATTACCAGGTTAAACTTGCGCCCTCTTAAGTTATCCAAGCGTTCCCCTGTAAAGAACTCCACCTTTCCATTATTCGGGAAGCTAATATTTAAGTCCGATTTGTTATTAGGAAAGGGAAGGCTATTACAAAGCTTCTCAAAGAATACCTTAGCCAATTTATAGGTCGGTGTTATGTAAGCAACCTGACCGCCTTTGATTGCAGTTGTAATACATTTTATTTGGCTTAACTCCGATTTGCCGAACCTTCTACCGCACATTACAACAATGTACCTGGCTTCGCAGTCAAGTATCTTCTTTTGATTTATATGTCCGTTGGGTAGTTCTATCCGCATTAAAGAATTGTCTTGCCGTCTACAAATACTATCTCAATTCTGTTATCTGTTTGAATGTCCATTTGTTCTTTAGGCTTACCATAAACACGAGTTAGCAAAGTTTCTAAACTATAAAGGCTGCCCTTCTCTAAGCTCTTACGCATAGCTGCTGCAATCGTCTTTTCAAGTATTGTTGCCTTGGGGTTATCCCATACTGTTTTAAGTTCCTCTAAGTCCATTGACATCATAGCTTGTATGGTATCGTTTATCTCCGCAAGTTTATATCCTTGCTCTTTGAGTAGGCTTACATACTTACGAGGTCTGCCGTTTGGGTTTCTTATCTCTCCTTTCTGTACTGGTTTCAAATTATGTTCGTTTGCCATATTTTCTTATTTATCTCTTTGTTATTACAAAGGTAACCCGTTCTTTTTAATAACTAATGTTGGGTCAAGTTTACGCATTCTGTCTACTATTACTTGGCAATATTTAGGGTCAAGTTCCATTCCGTAGCAAATTCTTTTTAATTGATGAGAAGTTACCATTGTACTTCCAGAACCTAAATAAGTATCTAATACCAACTTAACTTCATTTTTAGAATGTCTATCTGCGTATTCAAAGCACCAACTCATAATCTCGATAGGCTTTTGAGTAGGATGATTTTTCTCTTCTCTATTTGCCAAAGCTCTTGCGTATTCTTTTATTCTTAGAGCGTTATCAAAAGAAGTCCAAGCCATTTCTCCGTCTGCTAAACTAAAACCTCGTTGTCCTTTATCCCAAATAAGCCAACCCATAGTAGGTGGCAAATCATCGGTAAAGTAATTGCCACCCCATATAATTTGGTTTTCAGTTATTTGACATAGATATTGTAATACTCCGTTTTCAGGTTTTGACTTATCCCAATCAGGAGCATCATAAGATTTCCAACCATTTTTATCAGCTCCGCCTTTTCCGTCTCCTTTACCTTTAAGCATCCCCCCGTAATCTATTCCGTAAGGTGGGTCGGTTAATAAAAGTTCTGGCTTCTTATTTTGTAATAATAAATCTAAATTGTTTGTGTCCGTACTATCTCCACAAAGCAATCGGTGTTCGCCTATCTCAAATAAATCTCCTAATACTATATCCGTTTCTATTCCGCCCTCTGGAACTGCGAACTCATCTTCCTCAGCTTCTATAACTTCGGCATCAAAGCCTGGTATATCTAACCCCCAATCAATTAGCTGCTCACTATCCCAATTATTAGCTAAGTCGTTCCAATCCCACTCTCCATAGCCTACGTTATCTTTAACTATAAATTCCTTTTGTTGCTGCTCGGTTAGTTCACTTGCTTTAATGATTGGTATCTCTTTAAGTCCTGCTTCCTTACAAGCCTTTAATCTCATATTGCCACCAAGCACAACCATATCGTCATTAACAACAATAGGTCTTAGGTTTAGCATTTGTGGGAACTCGTTAATTGACTTTACGAGCTTTGCAAACTTATCGTCTTTAATTATTCTGGGGTTGTTCGGGTTTGCTTTTACTGTGTTGATTGGTACGTTTTGTATCATAATATGCCGTTAATTATATCGTTTGCTTCGTCTATTGCATTCTGTTGTTCAATGAAAGTGTCAACGTCTGCTATGTGCTTATTGATTAAAGTTTCTGCCATCGCATAGGTGTAGTTACCGATTGTGGTCATATCGTCTCCATTTTTACCTGTCTTACATACCGCAAGGAAGTAAGCTTTGTTTGTTAATAAATACCATATAGCCCATAACTTTCTCATCTGCCTTGACCTCTATATGCTTTTTCTCTGGGCGTGTGCTTATTAAAGGACTTCTTTGCAGAGCCTCGTTTTCTTTTCCCAAAGCTAATTTTGTTCTTATTTTCGTTACCCTTTGCCATAATTCTTTGCGTGTATGTCTTTTAGGAACTCTTTATATTGTTTTTTGTCTCCGTATTCTATGTGGCACTTCCTACACAATCCCATTAGGTTTTCTATTACATCTGCTTCTTTGTTGCCACCCATACCCCTCGCCTCAATATGATGTACATCTACTGCTTGTGCTTCACACACTTCACAGGGGATAAAGTCCGTTGTTTTATAACCCATCCCCTGCAAATATATTTGTGTGTGTTTCCTCATAGCTTCCCCATTAAATTTTCCGTTGATTAATAATTAAAAATTTAACTATGAGAAATTAGTTTACTATAAATATACTTTCGGTCTAAATTTATCTCGTCAAAGTTATACTTCTTTTGGCAGAACTCAAATAACTTTTGTCCGCTTTCCTTTCGCATATCTGCATCGCTTACTAAATCTTTAATGTGTTTGTACCAATCCTTCTGGCTTTTAACGTAATGCACGGGCATATCTAAGTAAGGATTGACGTGGCTAACTATGGCAGGGTTCTTTTTAGCTGCCGTTTCTAATACCTTAAGGTTGGACTTCATAGCGTTGAACTTATTATCTACTAAAGGGATAATTGAAATGTCGCTATCCGTATAAGCACCCATATATTCCGTAACCTTTGCATAGTTGTAAATCGTAGGGTTAAGCTTTAGTCCGCAAGTGAAGGCATCTATCATTTTATCCCATATAGGTTTCTCGCCGTCATTGTAACCTGCAATAACAGTTCTTATATTCATACCTTGTAACCTTTTGAAAGGCTGCCTAAGTATTTCTAAATCTCTTTCGTGCGTTCCGCTACCGCTCCAGAACAATCTTACTTTGTAATCTTCGGTCTTGTTATCCTCGAACTGCTCTTTGCCGTAAGGTAATGCGTTTGGTAATATGTGAACGTTCTTATTGTATTTAGTTATCTCACTTGCTAACCTTTCGTGAGTGCAGGTGCATAGGTCTGCAATCTCTAAGTAATCGGTAATTTGTTTGCCTATGTTATTGTACTTGTATCGGTAATACAAAAGATGCGTTTCGCTAAGTTCCCAGTAATCGTCATTATCGACTACCAACTTAAAGCCATACTTAGTGCGCCAAGTGTCCATTTGCTTTGCATCTATTTCGTTAAGCATTCTATTCATTAACACAATGTCCCACCCTTGCTCTAATAGTTCGTCATTAAGTACATCGGTTATAAGTGCGTACTCCTTTTCTAAGTGTACTATCGGCATCATAATTCGGTGCAATCCAACGCCTGAGTTAGCAGAAGTTATACAAAGTATTTTCATAAGTTTATATAATATGTTTTATTACCATTAGTATAACCAGATACATTATTGCTATGCAAATTCCAGGTCTTTTGTACTAATTCATTTTTATTGTAACCATAAGCATCAATGCTATTTTGCTCAATATGATTTGCGGTATATTCTTTAATGTATTTTGTATGCAAACCTGCTGCCCTGCATCTTGTACAATAATCTAAATCTATTGCTCCGTATGGGTCAAGTTCTTGATTAAATGCGCCAATTTTATTTATAGTTTCTTTTGTTATAGTAAGGTTGCCAATTAAATCAGACGTGTCATTACTCATACTATCTAAAGGAATAGAACAAATACCAATAGTTTTGTCTTGTAAAAAGTCATTTCTTATTTGCAACCAATTAT